AAAAATAGAATGATAAAATTAGCAAACGCACTTGATAATTCAGGTATTAATTATGTTTGGTATATTTTTACAAATGATACAAATGCAATTGATAGTCCAAATGTTATATATTGCAAACCAAGATTAAATATAGGCTGGTGGTTTGAACAAGCAGATTATGTAGTACAATTAAGCGATACAGAAGCATGTTCATATACAATTAATGAGGCATTATATAGAAATAAACCAATTATAGTTACTCCATTACCTTATTTAGAAGAAATAGGTGTAGAAGATAGTAAAAATGCTTATATAATGAATTTTGATTGTAGTAATATAGATGATATAGTAAAAAAAATTACAAATATACCAAAATTTGAATTTAAAAAATTAAAAGATAATTATGATCAAATAATTGTAAAAGGTGAATCACATTATGAGGAGGAAAAAAATATGAAAGCAAAAGTAAAAGCAACAGATGGTTTTAAAGGGAAATATGACAACGAAAGAAGCACAAAGGAAAGTAAAGTATATCCAAATGTAGGTGATGAATGGATAACTTCAATAGAAAGAGCAGAATTTTTAAGAAATGCAGGAGCAGTAGAAATAGTAGAAATAATAAAGGAAGAAATACCTAAAATAGAAAATATAGAAAAGACTATGGAAAGAATAGAAGAAAGTGCAAAAGAAACAGTAGAAACAGAAAAGAAAAAAACTACAAGAAAAAGAACAAGCAAGAAATAATCTTGCTTATATAGGGAATTAGTTTAATGGTAAAACGATAGTCTCCAAAACTATTGATAACTGTTCAATTCGGTTATTCCCTGCCAAAGTTGATATTTTTTAAATTTATGATATAATAAACACAGAATTGGAGGAATAAATATGGCAAGTGATATTGGAGGAGTTTGGCGTACAATAGGTGGACGCAGAGTCTTTATAAAAGACGGACAATCATTACATGATGCAATGAAAGAAAGTGGCAAGTTCAACAAGAAACAGAAAGAAGAAGAATTTGAAAAAAACATTGATGAAATGTATAACAGATTCCATGGAAAAACAGATAAAGAAATTGCAGAAGAAATAGCAAAAGAACGTGGAGAACGATTATTAACTGATGAAGAACAAAAACAACGTGAAGTACAATTCATGAAAAATTTGGAAAAAGAACCTGCTACTTATTTTGAAGGAAAAAAAGATATAGAAAATGAAGTAAAACAAATATATGCTGAAGAAGGAATAAGAGCAACAAGTGAAGAAAATCTAAAATATATATCTGAAAAATATGGTATTCCAAAAACACAAGCAAAAGCATTTATTGAAGATACTGCTAAAAGATTTGATGAAGAAAATGAAAGAAAAAATAAAGAATACAAGGTTGATTATGACAAAAGACCAACAAGCGACGTAGACAGAGAAAATCAAAAAAATAATAAAATTACGGAAAAAATTGAAAAAGGACAAAAAACATTTGATCCAGTAGAATTTGAAAAATGGAGACAAGAAGAAGATTCCAGACTTGAAATGGATGATGATAGAGCAAGATCAGTTTATGAAAGTTTAGGGCAACCAAAAGCAAAAAAAAATCAAGATTCTGAAAGTAAGTATAAAGAATATTATAAAAAAGAAAATCTAGGTAAACCATCTAATTATCAAAAAGGAGATAAAGTTACTTATACTAATAGTTATGGTGAAACAATACATGGAACAATTGTAAGAGAAGCAGATGAAGGAGAAAAACAATTTCAAATAAATAAAAATTTAAAAGGATATATTATTAAAGATTCAAATGGAGATAATCATATAGTCGTAGATACTAGAATAAAACTTGGAAATACTACAAGAGAAAAACAAAAAGTCTCGAAAGATACTAATAGTGCAATGAATCAATACATAAGAAACGAGAAACAAAAGAAAGCATATAAAAAATATTTAAAAGAACACCCAAATTCAGAATTATCATTTAATGAGTTTAAAGATTTAAAATAAGTACAATTTTGTACTTTTTTTATTTTGTGTTATAATTTAGTTAGAGTGCAAAGGCACTTCTATATCAATTCACACGTCTTCGTGGGACGAAAAACTAACGATAGGAGGAGATATATATGCGTGAATTTTTAAAAGGCTTAGATTTAGACCAAGAAACCATTGATACTATTATGGCAGAACATGGAAAATACTTAACAGGATTAAAAGAAAAAGTGGAAGAATATAAAACACAATTATCTGATTATGAAAGTCAAGTAAAAGAATTAAATGGAAAGATTGAAACAGATAATAAGTCTTTAGAAAATTTGCAATCTCTAACAAATGAAAATAAAGACTTAAAAGCTCAGTTGCAAATGAGTGATAGTAATGTCAAAAAAGAATTTATGAAATTTGTTACGAGTGAAATTAATTCGCAAGTAAATGATGAAACAGACTTTGCGACAGCACTACAACACTATAAAAAAGAAAATCCACAATACTTTGGAGACACAGTAGTTAAAAAAACGCAAACATCTCCAAGTTTAAATAGTGGGGTAGCACAACCACAATCAACAAATGATATTATGAATAATTTGTTGCGTGGAAATTAATAAAAGAAGGAGAGATATAAAATGGCTGGAATAGTTAAAACAGATGTAGATGCTCTAATTGAAACACAAGTAGCTAATGAGATATTTGAAGGAACAATTAGACAATCAAAAGCCTTATCAATGTTTAAGCGTTTACCAAATGCTACAAGTGATAAGACAAAATTAAGAGTATTAGATACACTACCAATATCATACTTTGTAGATGAAACAACAAACAATGGTAGAAAAAATATTACAAAAATGGCATGGGATAAGAAATTTATCAACATTGCTGAATTAGCAGTAATAGTTCCAATTAAGGAAAACTTGCTAAATGATAGTTCAATCGATATTTGGGCTCAAGTAAGACCAAGAATTGAAGAAGCATTTGCTAGAAAAATAGATGATGCTATGTTCTTTGGAACAGATAAACCAACTGAATGGAGAAAAGGTTTAGTACCATCAATAGTTGATGTAGGAGCAGAAGTTAATGAAACTGGAAGACTTTATTCAGATATTAATGATGTTATGACTAAGGTTGAAGAAAGTGGTTATAATGTAAATGCTATCTTAGGTGGAGTTGGACTAAAAGGAAAATTCCGTATGATGACAGATACAACAGGACAACCATTAAATACAACTGAAATTGGTTCTGTAAGACGTGAGTTTATGGATAATGGTGTATGGAATAAGAATACATCTACACTAATTGCTGGTGATTTTAATCAAGCAGTATATCAAATTAGACAAGATGTTACTTATAAATTATTAGACCAAGCAGTTATTCAAGATCCATCAACAGGAGAAATTATGTATAACCTAGCACAAGAAGATATGGTTGCTTTACGTGTTGTAATGAGATTAGGTTGGGAAATACCAAACCCAGTAAATGCAGAAAACGAAACATCTGCAAGATTCCCATTTGCAAGTTTAAAACCAGAAGCAAGTTTATAATTAAAGGAGGGCGTTTATGGAATTTAGTGGACAATACCTAACTTATGAAGATTATAGGGCTTTGGGTGGCACTTTAGACCAAACGCCTTTTGACTTATTAGAATTCGAGGCTAGACGACTAATTGATATAAGAACCTTTAATAGATTGAAAAACATTACAGAAATACCACAAGAAGTAAAACTATGTGAATATAAAATGATAAATAATATAAATGGATATACAAAATCAATCGATAAAGCAATTAACGAAAATGTTAAAAGTGAAAATACAGATGGATATTCAGTCACATACGCAACAACAAGTGATATACAAGATATTATTAAGTCAAAAAATATAGAACTAGATGATATAATATCAACTTATTTATTAGGCGTTGTTGTAAATGGTGAACATATAATGTATGTAGGTGTTAAATGATTTGTAATAGCAAATTAACTATTTATCATTATGAAGGATTAGATGATACAACACACTTAGAAAAGTGGACTAGATATAATTATGATAATGTATGGTTTTTTGGGGGAAAAGGTGCAGGTATAAACAAGGGATATGATAACGCCAATGATGTTGAGATAAGATTGCCATATGATAAAAATACTAATTTAGATATTAGTAAATTTAAAATAGGCGACATTATAGTACAAGGCGAAATCACCCTAGACATTGCAACCCAACAAGACTTAAAGAATTATCAAATTTATAATATAACAAGTATAAATAATAATAATTTTGGTAAAAACCAACACATCCATATTGGAGGTAAATAATGGCTGTAAAAGTCAATTTAAAACCAACAAGTGTAATTAAAGCCAATTTAGGTATAGAACCAAATGGGAGAGTTCATAAATTTTTTACTGCTGAATGTGCAAGACAAATGGACAGATTTGTACCGTTTGATAAAGGTGATTTAGCTGGAACAGTTATACAAGGTGGGCAACCAACTGGAAATGTCACAACAAACACAATTACTTATGATCAACGCTATGCAATAGTTGTTTATTATGGTATTAGAAAAGGTAAACCAATTCATATACATACTGATAAACATATAGACGCTACAACTTATTGGGATAGGCGTATGTGGACTGCAAAAGGACAAGACATAATTAAGGCGGTACAAGATTATGTTAATCGTGGAGGTAAATAATGGATTTTAGAATATCAAAATTAAGATTATATTTATTCAATGTTATAAATACATTAACAGCAGATAGAGATTATCAAATTAGTGCAGATTTTTTAGGTGATGTAGGAGATTTCTCACTGGATAAAATACCAACAGCAAGCACAATAGAGGTATGGGTGACAGGAACAGAAATACATAGAGACGTATATTCATTCAGAAGTCGTAAATGTTATTCAAAAGACACTATCAATAACCTAAATAACATTGGGTTCTTTGAACAATTTGAAAAGGCTATCAAATTAAATAATAAGGAAGGCGTTTTGCCTGAAATAGAAGGAATAGAAAGTATTGAATGTTTAAATTGTGGAACTATTAATTATGTAGATGGAGACAATGCAACATTTGATATTCAAATTCAAATAACTTATATAGATAAAAACGAAGGAGGAGGAATAAGTCTATGAAAAAATTAATTGCTATAAAAGATTTTACTGCAAGTGGTAAAGACTTTATTGTTGGTGATGAAATTAAAACAACTAATTATGAAGCAATTGT